GCCGGCCCGATGGAAGTCGGCATGCCAATGGGCAACCTGACCATTCCACGCCTCGCGGGCGGCGCGACCACCGCCTACCAAGGCGAACTCGACGACATTGGCGTGTCGCAAGAGCGGTTCGACGATGTGAACTTCGTCGCGAAGAAATTGACCGGACTGGTGCCCGTGTCGAACGACCTGATCCGACGCGCCCCGATCGGCGTCGAGGAAGTCGTTCGGGACGACTTGGTGCAGTCGATCGCACGCCGCGAGGACCTTGCCTTTCTGCGCGGCGACGGCACCGACAAGGGTCCAGTCGGCATGCGCAATCTGTGCCTTGCCGCCAACAAGATCACGGTGACTGCCATGCCCGCGACGCCCGCGCCTGGGGATCAGCTGACCGCGATCCTGGCGGGGGCGTCTGCGGCCATCCTGGCGCTGCAAAACGGCATGTCCAGGATGATCCGCCCGACCTGGATCATGGCGCCGACGATCGCGCGGTTCATCGCCACCGCGCGCGATCAGGTGGGTGGGTTCTACTTCAAAGACGAAATGGCGCGGGGCACGTTTGAAGGCTACCCCGTGCGCCTGACACAGCAAATTCCAACAAACCTTGTGATGACCACCTACACGAAGGCGAGCGAAGTCTACTTCGTTGATATGGCCGACTTCGTGATCGCCGACACTTACAACGTGATCGTCGATGCATCCGACGTTGCCGCCTACAATGACGGGACCGGCATGGTGTCGTCATTCCAGCGCGACCAGTCGCTGTTCCGCGTGATCGCCGAACACGACTGCAACATGCGCCACCTGCAATCGCTCGTGGTGCTGTTGACGCAAGATTGGGCATTCAGCGGCGTTCCTGGCGCGCCTGGGGCGCCTTACTCAACGCAACCGCTCAATCCCACATGGTCGCAGGCCGCAGCGATCAGGCCCGCCCTGGCGACCGGCGCGAACGCACCGCCGACACTGACCGATCCACACTGACCGGAGGAACTGACATTGCCAGTCGAACCAAGCATCGAGCGTGATACGGTTGTGACGTTTACCAAGCAATTCGCCAGCTACTTCGCTGGCGAGTCTGCCGCGTTCACGGTGGAGGAAGCGCAACACCTGATCGACGAAGGGGTGGCGGAGGCGGGGACCGCAGAGGACAACCCGCCGGTCAACGTCGACGTGCCCTATGTGTCGCAGGTGGGCGACACTCTGACATGCACGATGGGCAACTGGATCGGAGTCCCGACAGCCTACGCCTACGCGTGGCAAATGGACGGCGTGGCGGTTGGCACCGACGCCAACGCCTACACGGTGACAGCCGGCGACATCGGCAAGACGGCAACCTGCACCGTGACCGCGACGAACGCGATAGGATCGACGGATGCGCCTCCGGCGAGCGTCGTCGTCGTCGATCCGGCCGGACCATGAGCGACATCATGCCGGGCACCTTGGTCCAGATGCGCACCTTGCGGCGGTTCAGCCATTACAACGCGGGCGAAGTGATCGCGGTCTCGCTCGAAGCCGGGCGGGAACTCGAAGCGAAGCGGCTGGCGCTGCCGCTCGCGATCATGGTGCCGTCGCGACCGGGTGACACGCCGGCAGACGTGGGGCCGACGCGTCAACCCGGCAGCGTGGTGCGCAAGTAGGTGTATGCGTCGTTGCGCGTGATCACGCCGCCCGCGACCGAACCGATCACGATCGACCTTGCGCGCAAACACTGCCGGATCGACGCGGACTATGATGACGACTTGCTGGCGACCTATCTGACCAGCGCGCGGCTGTGGTGCGAGTCCTACCTCAACCGCGCGCTGTTCACGCAAAAGCTGCAATACGCGATCACCTGGGCGCCGCCGCCGACAGCAACGCCCCTGGTGCCGCAGTCGCTGATCGTGTTTCCACTGAACTGGCCACCGCTGGTCAAGCGCCCGATCGAGCTACCGCGCGCGCCGACGCAATCGGTCGAGCAAATCACCTGGGGGCCGCTCGGCGACATGACGACCGCCGACCCTGCCGACTACGATCTGAACCTTGCGGTGGAACCGGCTTACGTCGCGGTGAAGCCGCAGCTGCTTCCGCGCATCCCGCAACAGTCGATGATCATCGACTACACGTCGGGATACCACGACAGCGACGCCGAGGCGGTGCCTATGCCGATCCGTCACGCCATCCTGTTGCTGACCGCGTTCCTTTACGAACAGCGCGGCGACGTGGCCGGGGATATGCCCGCCTTCGCGCGCAACCTGATGGGTCCACACCGGCTATGGACGTTCAGCGGATGACGCATGCCCGATAACCCCTCGGGGGCTCTGACGGGCTCTACAGGCGTCGGCGCGCTGCGTTGGCTGGTGACGTTGTATCGCCGCGATCAGGCGCCCGCCGACGACATGGCGTTGACGGAAAATCTGGTGCCGCTCGCGACCGTGCACGCCTCGATCGAGCCGACCTATGCGAGCACGTTCTGGGCCTCGACGCAGGTCGATCAGCCGGTGACGCACCTGATCACCATCCGCTGGCGCGACTATCCCGCGACGGTCGACGTGATCGCGCGCAGCACGATCCGGCCGGACGACGGGTCGCAGCGGACCGAACTGTTCCGCGTGCGTCGAACGAAGGAACTGGCGGGCCGGAAGCGGTTCCTGCAAATGGAGTGCGAACTTGAACGCAGCCGCACGACACCCGACGACAGCGACGCGACGCGCAACGCGCTGTTGACGGAACCGTATGACGGGGCCAGCGCCGCGCCGTGAGCGATCTCAAATTGACCGTGACCAGCTGGGGGACGGTCGCCCTCGACAAGCGGGAATTGCGCAAGGTGATGCGCGCCGCCGGCAACGACGTGAAAAGCAAGACGGCGCGCCTGATCAACGCCAGCCAGGGCGGTGGCCGAACCTACTTCGGGCCGGCAGGACGCTATCGCGCGTCGTCGCCTGGATCGCCGCCCGTGCGCGTGTCCGGGGATCTGCGCTCCTCGCTGAAAACCTACGTGTTCAAGTCGGCGGAAGGCTTCGCCGTCCGCGCGCGTGAGTTTTATGCGCTGTTCCTGGAAGTCGGCGCGCGTGGTGGCAAGCCTGGATCGCGTCGTCGTCGTTCGGACCATCGCGGACTGTCGGAGTCCGTCCGCAGCGCCCGCGCCCGCGCCCGGGGTGAAAACCGCGTGTTGGAACCGCGTCCCTTCCTCGATCTCGTGATGGCGCGCGAAGCCAACGAACTGGACCGGCGGGTGCGTGCTGCATTGGAACACGCGTTGACGTGGAAGCAGACGAAGGCGCCATGATCCTAGAAGCCTTCATTTCTCAGCTGCGCGCCAATGCGCCGATATTCGCCGGCCGCGTCGCGGGCGCTGCCGAGTTCTATGCCGGGTTGAAGAATTACACCACGTCGCTGGCGCTGCCCGCCGCCTATGTGCTGCCGCTCGGCCAGGAGGCGGAACCTAATCAGGTTTGGAACGGGCTGATACAGATCGTCCACAAGACCATCGGCGTTGCGGTGGAACTCGACGCGCAGACCGACCGACGCGGGCAGGCGCCCGCCATGCAATTCGAGGAGATCGAGGCGCAGATATTCGCCTCGGTGCTCAACCTCGACATCGGCGAATGTCGCATGGTGCGCGGTGCGTCGTTCGCTGGCGCGCGATACCTCGACCTCGACCGCGCGCGCCTCTGGTATCAGTGGGAATTCATGCTGGATTGGCAGCTAACCGACGCGGATGGCGTGCAACCGCAGTCGATCCCACTCGACGCGATCGAGGTCGACATATTCAAGGCACCTGCGGTCGCTGGCGACGCACCTGCCGCCGTCGTGCTGATCCCGACCGGCGACCCGCCGCACCCGCCCGCGACTGACGGCCCCTGGCCCGCTGCGAAGGAGTCGACGTGACCAGCAACATCGACCCGACGAAGCCAACCGCTGGCACCGCCTTTACCGCCGACGTGCGCGCGAACTTCGCCACGGCAAAAGCCGAGATCGAGGCCCTGCAACAGGGTATCGCCTTGCTGGTAACGACAGTGCAGGACCTGGGCAACGTCACCACACCGTCGGTTGCTGTCGACCTGACGACACAGCGGGTTTACGCGTTCGTGGCCGCCGCGCCGACACTGGCGCTTGTGGTCTCGACGACGACACCGCCGGGCATGTTCATCACCGGCCTGATCGCGATCACTCAGGACGCGACGGGCGGGCGGACGATGACGTTCCCGTCGACGTTCCGCTGGCAAGGCGGTTACGCGCCGTCGCTGAGTGTCGTTCCGGGTGCAACCGACATTCTGCAGGTGTCGACCTGGGACGGCGGACTGCACTGGTTCGCCGCAATCGCCATGCAGGCGCCGCCGCCGACATGATCCAAAAGCTGTCGACGACACTCGCCAATCAGCTGGCGAACTTCGTCGCCGCGACGTTCAACGACGGTTTCCTCGATCTATACAGCGGCTCGATCGGATCGACGCCAGAGGATACCAGCAAGGGCACGCTGCTGGTGACAATGAAACTCCCGATGGCCGCGTTCGGGACGGCCGTTAATGGCGTGCTGACCCTCGCCGGCCAGTGGTTCGGGACGTGTGTCGTCGCCGGCACCGTGACCTGGGGCCGCTTCCGCGACAACGGCAACACGACCTATCTGGTCGTGACCGTGACCGGAACCGGCGGCGGCGGCGAGATCGTCATGGCCAACCCGTCGGTGTTGCTGGGGCAAGTCGTCGAAGTGACCGCATTCACCTACACGGTTCCCGTGGGGTCATAGCGTGGCTGTCACCCGGACTGCGCTTAAGGTGCAAGCCTTCGCCAGCGTAAGCAGCGGCGCGCCAGCGGTGACGACGTTCAATGCTGGCGCGAGTCCGCAGCTGATATGCATCGTCGTCGGTTGGCAGAGTGCATCGCCCTACGTGCCGCCGACCGTCACACTCGACAACGAAATTATGATCCTGCAAAGCGTGCACGCGACCGACTCCGCAGTCGGTGCCGTCGCGCTCTATACGCTGCCGGTGTTCAATTATCCGGGTGGCACTAAGAACCTTGTCATTACCCCGGCCGGGTTCCTCGGCCTGACGCAGATCGCGTGCACCGCCTACACCGGCACAAGTCAACAGATCGCGCAGATCGTGACGAACGAATATGGCACGTCGACCGCCGCTGTTAATACCGGAACAACAACCCTGCCGGGCGTCACGATCGGCTCACTGTCGGAAATGATCGGGTGCACATGGTTCGGCGGCAATGCAACGACGATCAATGTCACGGGCGCGGGTTGGACTCTCATTCAGCACACCGCCGCGACAAATCAGACGATCAACATTGCCGAGAACGCAGGATCGGGCAATCTGCCTTG